AGAACGAAGCTATGCAAGTTCAACTGTGTATGGCAACGCCTTCATCAAACAGGGGCTAGGTGCTCTTACTGAGGAGATTAGTGGTCGCCTTCACCGCATCAGCCAAGGCTGGGTAAGTGACAAGGCTCATGCTGCTGCTCCAATCAAAGACTGTGACCCAGCGATCCTTGCTTTGATCACAGCCAAGGGTGTGTTGGATGTTCTTGGTTCTAGATCAATGGAGCGTGTGACGTATGCCAACGTTGCATCTCACATTGGTCGCTTGGTCATGGATCAGATCATGCTTGATCAGTTCGAAGCCAAGCACAAGGAACTGTTTGATGGTGCTCAGTTCCACATCCATGCCCACAAAGGGTACATGTATAAGGTTCAACGGTTCCGCGCAGCCATGCGTAAGAACGACATCGAGCCTTTGACGTGGTCGAGTGCCGTCAAGCACCTCGTTGGTGGGTGGTTGGTTGACCGCCTTGCGTATGCAACGGGGTGGGTTGGCTCCAGGATCGCCTCTAAGGCCCCTGGAAAGGTCCATACCATCCTCACCTACTCACCCGAGTTCCTAAAGGCCAAGGAGGCGCTTCTAGAGCAGGTAGAGAGCCTCTCTGCTTTGCTATGGCCCATGCTGTGTGAGCCCAACCATTGGACAGCCGACCACAAAGGGGGGTATCTGACCAACGAACTGAGGAAGCACAGCCAGCTAGTCAGGACAAGGCATTTGGGAGGGTGCTCCGTGATACCGGGAGGCAAGGCCATCGCCATGCTCAACCGGTTGCAACAGGTGCCGTACAAGCTCAACCAAGAGATCTTGGACGTAGCCAACTTCTGCCAGGAACACCGCATCAGTGTGGGTAAGTTCCGTGCTGAGGAGCCAACGCCTCCACCGCCAAAGCCAGAGCCTTGGGATTCTGCTTCCAAGGAAGAACAGCTTGCTTATCGACGGGCTCGAACAGAGATCGAAGACAACAACGCTGCTCTGGCGCAGAAGAACTATCGAACGACTGAGTGTTTGTTTGTTTCTAACAAATACAAAGACGACACCTTTTGGATTCCTTGGTCTTTTGATTTTAGAGGTAGGGTTTATCCAATACCCACAAGCCTCAGTCCTCAAGGCACAGACTTCGAGAAGAGTCTATTTCTTTTTGAAGAAGAAGGACCAGTAAATGAATGGTGGTTGTCTTTTCAGGTAGCTACTACTTATGGTCTTGATAAAGCTCCACTCAAAGACAGAATAGAATGGACACGAAACAACTATGAGTTAATTACTCGTATTGCTTCTGATCCAAAAGGAACTATCAATGAGTGGTCTTGTGTCGAAGAACCCTGGTGTTTCTTAGCTGCTGCTATTGAGTTTTATTCTTGTGTCATCACCAAAACAAAAACAACTTCTGGTCTTCCTGTCAGTGTCGATGCTACCTGCTCTGGTCTTCAACACCTATCAGCGCTTGCTCTTGACAAGACAGCAGCAGAAATGGTCAACGTTGTCCCCACAGAGAAACCCTCTGACGGGTATGCCATTGTTGCCGCCAAAGCCAAGGAGATCCTTCCTCAACACCTTCATAAAGAAATTACGAGGAAAACTTGCAAACGAACGGTGATGACGACACCATATGGAGTGACGGAGAACTCCGCTCGTGAGTACATCCGTCAGGAACTCAAAGGTGTCGAACTAAAGCCTGGTGAATTGCAAGCCATTGTCAAAGCCATCTATCGCTATGCGGTCAGAGAGGTCTTTGCTGGTCCCTGTAAGTCGATGGAGTTTATCCAGAAGACAGCAGGTGACTACATCAAGCAAGGCAACACCCAGGTTCAATGGATGACTCCTTCTGATTTCCCTGTCGTTCAGATCTACCGGAAGAATGACTGTGAACGTGTCAACACCAAGCTTCTTGGTCAGCGTGTTCAAACCCATCTTCTCAAACCCTTTGAAGAACGTCAGGTTGATTTGAAGAAAGCATCCACAGCAGCCGCTCCTAATTTGGTGCATTCGCTCGATGCAGCTCTTTTGCATCTTGTCTTTGCTGAATGGGGTCGTCCCTTTACGGTCATCCATGACTGTGTCCTGGGTCGTTCCTGTGACATGGATGGTATGGCTGCTGCTATCCGTGACAAGTTCGTTGAGATTTATCACAAGCCTGTGCTCAAAGACTGGGCAGAGCAGCTTGGTATGCCTTTCGACGAATCGGTCATGCTAAACACCCTCGACATCAATGATGTCCAAAACTCCGCTTACTTTTTCTGCTAATGACCACCGTTAACTTTGAAGAACTTGCGGAACACTTCGGTGTCCGTGAGTCCATCATCGAAAACCTCTACGAAGAGTTTGAAGCCTTAGTTGAAAGTGGTTACACCAGCGACGAGTACTCTGATTTCTTTATCTACCTTGTCCGTGAGTTCTCTCAAGCGTCCTTTCTCTATTCTGCTGAGAATGGTGAAGACGTTATTCAGTGTCTTGAAGCCTACGATGCGACGTGGGACTCACTTACTGAGGGCTTGCTCAAAGAATCCGAGGAGGAGTGATGTGGATCTCCATTCCCATGGAGCAAATCGAAGCTACCATGGCGAAGTACGACCTCACACTCGATGAGGTCTTGTACGCCCACACCTTGTACGATCCGTCTTTGGACTGTACTATGGAGGAGGTCTACGAGCTTGTCTCTGACCACAAAATGATTTCCACCACCGCTGAACTAGTTGACCTTCTGACGCATGTCTGATCGTTTCACCATTAACACCACCCTTGAGGGCTACGTCAACGCCCTAAAGCCAAGCGGCAAGTTCAACAACTGCTGCTTCTCTGCTCGCCTGAGCAAAGAGGACATGGCTAAGTTTGACGAGGTCTACGAACGGGCAATGGCTTGGGGCCATAACCGTCTGTCTGGCAAGCGAAGCACCGAAGAACTTCCCAAGTGGGATGAGTCTGGTGCTTTCAAGTACAACTACGGCGGCGAAAGCAACAACCCCATGTTCCCTTGGGTAGACACCGATGGTCAACCCATCGACGTTGATACCCCGATCTGGAAGGGAACCAACGTGAGGCTCATCATTGACCTCAAACCCTACACCATGGCTACCAAAATTGGCCTGTCGTTCAAAGTCCGAGGTGCTCAAGTTCTCAAACTGGTCGGCCCTGGTGGGTCTGATAGTGGTGATCTTAGTGCTGAAGACGTGGCTAGCATTTTTGGTACTACAGACGGCTTCAAAGCAAGCGCTCCTGCGTTTGAACCGAACGATGAAGCAGTTGGTTCAACCATTGCCGACGACGACCTCCCCTTCTAAACACCGCTACTCCAATGATTGATTTCAAAGTCACCAAGAACCCTGAGCTGGGCAACCTTTACGAAGGTATCCTGACCTGCGAACTTCCCAAGATCACTGTTGTCCGCTACAAAGCTGATCGTGATGATTTCAAGTACGAGATGCGTCGTGCTGTGTCGGAAGTTGTTGAGGAGATGATTGACAAAGCTATGAAAGATGACTGATGAGCCAATACCGTTCTCGTCTTGAAGAACGGCTTGGTAAGTGGTTATCTCAAAACGATCTATCTTTTGAGTATGAAACTGTTAAGTTAGATTACACCTTATCCGCCGTCTATAAACCAGATTTTATTCTGCCGAACGGGGTGATGCTGGAAGCCAAGGGCTGGTTCAAACCAGAAGACAGACGCAAGATGCTTGCCGTAAAAAAGCAGCATCCTGAGGCTGACATCCGCTTGGTCTTCCAGGCTCCTCACAACACAATCACCAAACAATCCAAGACCACCTACTCAATGTGGGCGGAGAAACATGGATTCCTTTGGTGTCCAGCTCACAACATTCCCATTGAATGGTTTGAATGAAAATCTCCAAAGCTCTTGCTGGTAAGCAATTCATCAGCAAGAAAAAGAAAAGCCGCCGCCCACCCAAAGGTGTCAAACCCTACCGTGGTCAAGGACGTAAATGATTCCATCTTGTCTTTATACTAAAGATCGCTTAAAACAGTTCTTTGGAGACGCTCTTGCAGAATGTTCCGAAGACTATGATCCTCAAGAAGTAGCTGATGCTTTTGTTGAGGAGTTAGAAAGTTGGATTACCTACCACCAAAAATCTGCTGCCGCTTATGAGCTTATCCGAGAATCTCTCAGAAAGCGAGTTTGTGAGGCATGAGCCCTGCCCTTCCTGTGGCAGTAGTGATGCCCTTGGTCGTTATTCTGATGGTCATGGGCATTGTTTTTCTTGCAATCACTATGAGCATGGTGATGGCGAGACTGTTTCTTTTCACAAGCCGCAACGCACCAACGTCGCAATGGAATTTACCGGGGACATCAT